CTAGTAGGTAATACTGATTCTGCTGCATTTTATAATATGACTTTGTATGATAATAATGGTAATGGAATAACCGGTCTTACAAGATCAAGTGCAACTTATGAATATGATGGTAATGTATCAATTTGGACTTGGCATAATGTTGCCGATAGTACTATGAATTTTGTAAACCAAAGTAATGTCACTAGAGTAATATTGACTAGTGCCTCTGCAATAACATATAATAATGGCATTTCTGAAGAAATGTCAGGTGGTAGTGATACAGATCCAATTCAGTTTAGTGATTATTATAAAGGTGGAGCATATCACAATACTACTGGTATACCTACCTCTGGCCAAATAGCGTTTTCAGAATTTTATGGAAAAGCTAGAGTGCCTTTAACCGTATACTCTAATTCTGGAACTTATGGTTACAGCGCTGGTAGCCAATATATACCAACACAATCAGGGTTTAACAACGGATTTTTAGGAAGCCTAAACAGCAATAGTTTTACTTTTCAAGGAACAACAACTAGGATTGCTGCTATTCTTGTTTCATATACACAATTAAGTTTTGGTTTTCAAAACATTAGTGGCACAAGTAAACAATATAATAATTCAGGATGGACAACATTAAAAATTTGGTTAAACCAAACAAATAATTCTGGCACACCAGATAGAACATATTATAGAACATCAGCTAGTAGTACAAACTTCAGTACTGCTTCAACCAGCTCAACGGCACATTGGTATTTTTCAAGTCAAGCTAATTTTCCTACATCTGGTGGCAGTTGGTATATTGAGGTAGATTAAATGACAATTAGAGTATATGAAAAAAATAATACATCAAGAACTATTGACTCAAGTGGTAATATATCACCTTATTTAGATTCAAAAGTATACGTCACTGATGGTGAAAATACTGTAAGTCATATTGCTGTATATACTGATGGCAATATTGATTGGGGGTTATCTAAAAAACTTGCAATAAATGAATACGAAAATCAATATGGCCAGGAAAAAACAAGAGCAGAATATCATTTAGCTAACGAAGATAAATTAGTTCGTGATGACGTATATATGGCTGGAAGTCTTGCAAGGGTCGATTATTCTATAGGTACATCCGAAGGTGATGCTCTTGTAAATGAATTAGAAACAGGTTGGGAAAATTTCATACCAGATTATAGAAGAAGTACTAAAAATCTCGTATCTGAATTTACTCCCGTCAGAGTACCGTATGTTAACGATAGTATATCTTATTATGATATGCAAGAACCATCTGCAGATTTAATAGAATATTTTAATATTCCAGATATTCATTACATGCCATTTTATGGGCTTAAGTTTGACAAGACAACCTCTGATGTACATATTAAAACAATGTTATTTCCTAATGAAATGTATACTCATCATTTAGAATTATCAAAGACTATAAATAATATTATACCGGTTTTAGGTAATCATTTTTATGGTATAATATATAACTCTGAGGGAGAAATGAGTCCAACCATAGATGTTTATTTTACGGCAAGTTATGATATTGTATTAAATTGGTGTAATCTGGTAGGACTTGCAATACCTTATACTGATGAATCATTAACTCCAAAATTATCATATTGGGGTGCAGTGTATAATTCAAACTTAGGTAGAATAACGCACATTAAAGCGTATATAACAAATTATTTAGAGGATTAATATGTTTTTTAACAGAGACAAAGAAATTGACGTTGATCAATTAAGGGAACAACTTATTATAGATGAGGGACAAGTAAATGAAATTTATCATGACCATTTGGGTTATCCTACATTTGGGATTGGACATTTGGTTATCGAAGGAGACCCAGAATATGGGCTGGAGGTCGGTACTCCAGTGGCAGAGGATAGAGTTGTTGAAGTCTTTGCCAAAGATGTAGAAACAGTTATCGAAGATTGTAAAAAATTGCATGATGGCTGGGACGGTTACCCACAAGAGGTGAAACAAATCGTCGCAAATATGATGTTTAATATGGGACTCACGCGCTTGAGCAAATTTAAGAACCACAACGCAGCGCTGCAATGTGGTGATTGGAAGGAGGCTGCTGTAGAAGGCAGAGATTCAAGATGGTACAAGCAAGTGACAAATCGGGCAGAAAGACTTATGTCGAGACTAGAGGCGGTATAACATATTATCATACCGACGAACCTCGAACCGAAAAAGGATGGTATTGGTGTCACGAAAAGAAAGGTCTTTTCAGATACACTGATTGGAATATAACTAAAGAAGAAATGGAGAAGAAATATGGCTGACTCAGTCGAACTTTTGGGATCTGAAACAGATTTAACTTCTGCAACTAGTGTAGGTAATGCTACCTTAGTTAGAGTATATAACTCTGGCAATGCTGGATTGGTCACTCTTAAGGATGGATCAACAGTAGTAGGTACAGTTACACTAAAGCAGTATGAGTGTTTAAATATACAAAAGGCCCCTGCACATACGCTAGAGGGTGGTTCTGGTTTCAAGGTTGTTAAAATAGCCTTTACGAACTAATTAACACTTTCTTAAGGTCGTACCTATATAAATAAAAGTATGGCCGAAATCTTTGAATTAATAGCTCAAGTCGGTGCTCCTATTGCGGGAGCACTCGCTATGGGTGTTTTTATTTTCCTAATTATAAAACAAATTTTAGAAGGGCTAGTCGGACAGATTAGGACCCTTACAATATTCTGTGAGTCATTGGAAAATAGAGCAAGAACCATGGCGAATGAAATGATTAAAATTGATATGTTAGTCAGTAGTGCGCTTGAATTGAGGCCAGATATAGAAAGAGTCGCACGTGCAGAAAACTTTGTTGAAGATGGCAAAGTTGACGTGAGACGTGACTGATGGTAGATGAAGTCGAGATGATTGAATATTCATTTACTAGGGACTTTGTTCTAATGTGCTCATTAGGACTTAATGTAGGATTTTTCATAAGTTTATTATTTATTTAGGAGAATAATATGGAACAATTGGTAGCCGGTATTTCAGATTATGGATTCCCAATTGTTGCATGCGTAGGTTTTGGTTACTTTCTATATTACATTTGGTGTTTTATTTCTGATGTAATAGAACCAGAAATAGAAAAGATGCATATGGCATTAATTAGAGTTATTGATCAAACCAGAATGCTGGATCAGGATTTAATAAGATTACAGCAAAAGGTCAATGTAGTTTTGGAATATAAAGAAAATGAAAAGAAAAAGCAGGAAAACGATTAGCGAGATATTTTTTAAGTATTGGATATTGCCATGGGGCGCATGTATTTTTATGGTAATGCCCGCATATGGAGACGAAATAAAATTTGGGTTTAAAAATCCATCTTTTAGTGGACAAGGTACTGGAGCTCATTATTTAACAATTGAGAACCAAGAACATTCAAGGAAAAAGGCCATAGAAGATGCCTTAGAGGCGGCAAGAAAGGCGGCCGAAAGAGAGGAAAATAATACCACTCTGGCCAAGTTTATACGAAACTTGGAGAGCAGAATATATGCTCAAATGGCCAAACAGATGGTTGAATCCATGTTTAGTAATGATGGTTCAGTAAGATATGGTTCGTTTACATTGGAAGGTAATGTAGTAACATATGAAGTACTTACCAATGAAGATGGTTCGGAATATATTAAAATGACAATAGTTGATTCTGATGGAACAGAAACAGTGATTGAGATACCTGTAGGGACAGGTAACTTCGGGCAAGATTCGGATGGCTAAGTATATTGGAATTATATTTTTAAGTATTTTAACTGGTTGTGCATCCATACCACAATGGAGTCCAAATCCACAAGACTGTAATGATTTGGCTGGTAAGTATGATGAAGGTTTTAATAGACATGTTCAGATGGGTATACAAAAGACCATGGCTAGAAAATACATCTGTGTGGATGAACCAACTGCAGTTAGGTTACCAGCATATGTGGACTTATTAAATCTTCCACCTGCTAAGGAAAGACCAGTAGTTGCAGTATATAACTTCATTGATAAAACAGGACAAAGAAAATCAGTAGATAACATTGCCTCATTTTCTACTGCAGTTACCCAAGGTGGTACAGAATTATTAATAGATGCTCTAAAAACTGCCGGAGGCGGTACTTGGTTTAGAGTAGTAGAAAGGCAAGGTATTGATAACCTAGTCAGAGAAAGACAAATAGTTAGGTCGACACGACAAGATGTTGCAAAGGCATCTGGTGAAGACGCTAAAGGTGTTGGGCCACTCTTATTCGCAGGAATGATTATAGAGGGTGGCATTATTGGGTATGATACTAATACCGAAACAGGTGGCCGTGGTGCACGAACACTTGGTATCGGGTTTAGTAAAATGTATCGTAAAGACGTTGTAACGGTTTCTGTGAGAGCAGTATCGGTATTAACGGGTGAAATATTATTAAACGTTCAAGCCAAGAAATCGGTACTTTCTTATGGTGGTGGGGGTGATGTGTTCAGGTTTATTGAACAAGGAACCCAATTAATTGAGTATGAGGACGGAGTTGGAAATAATGAGTCAGTGACTTACGCGGTACGGTCTGCCATAGAGGCTGCTGTACTTGAATTAATATACCAGGGGCATGACCGTAACTTCTGGGATTTAACCGAGGGTCATAGGCATCCGCATCAGTCTAACGGAGCGAATGCAAGGCACTCATTAAAAGAGGATAACGAAAATGATGAAGAAACAAATTAGTTTATTGTTATTATTATCAATGGCGAGTTCATCTGTTTTCGCCGATACCGATGACAATGAAATTATGATAGAACAGAGTGGTGACACTTTAACTCTATATATTGATCAAGTAGGTTATGGTAACAAAATTGGGGGTAATGACTTTTCATCGTCGCCCACTGATATGGTAATTACCGGTTCTACTTTAACATTTAACCTTGATATGATTGGTAACCAAAATTTAATTTATGGACCTTTAACACTTGATTCATCCAGTTTAACATTTAATCTGACTGGTGATTCTAACGAGGTTGATTGGAGTGTTGGTGTAACTGGTAGTTCAGATAGTTCTAATTACAACTTTGCAGTAACAGGCGATTCAAACACGTTTGATATTGATCAAGGCGCCGTAGTAAGTGCTGAAAGATTGGATGCAGATTTAGTATTGTTAGGTAGTTCTAACGTATTCGATTTGGATTTTGAATCTGATGATGCTACTTGGAACTTTGATATTACTGGAGATAGTAATAATGTTAATACTCTCCAAAAGGATGGTGAGCATAATATTACAGTTGAATGGAATGGCGATAGCGGAGATATTGATATAAATCAATTAAGTGGTACTTGTGTTGGAGGTTCGCCGTGTGCAACACCTAATGCAGTTATTAATTTAGATATTACTTCCGATAATGCTACAGTCCAAATTAATCAAAAAGACTCAGCTAACGATAGTTAGTATTTTACTATTCACCAGTGGAGTTGAAGCTAGTTCCATTGGTGATATAGTAGAATCAACCGGAATCGGCCAAATCGTTAGAAATAACGAGCAAATAGTTGTATCGGGTGATAAAATACCTGTACAATTATATGATGAGGCCAAGACTGGAAACGGTCGTATGTTAATTGAATTTTTGGATGAGGCAGAACTTGCCTTAAAAGAACATTCAGAGGTATTAATAGACGAAATATATTATGACCCAGATCCTTCACTCTCAAAAATGAGTATGAAGTTTACAATGGGTACAGCTAGATTTGCATCTGGTAGATTGGGTTTAGTAAATAAAGCCAATATTGATATCACAACTCCTACCGCATCTATTGCTGTCAGGGGAACAGATTTTACTACTACCGTAGATGAATTGGGCAGATCGCTTATTATATTATTACCAGATGATAACGGTGACCCCTCAGGCGAAATTGTAGTTTCAAATGAGGGTGGTGAGGTTACATTAACTCAGGCCTATGCGGCCACAATGGTATCTTCACTAGACCAATCACCAACACAAACAGTTGTTGTTAATGGTATTACACCAGCTTTAATTGACAATATGTTTATTGTTGCACCCCCGCCCGAGGTTGAAGACCAAATAAAAGAAGAAATGGCGGATGATGCAGAACAAGATAAAGGTCTTCTTGATATTGACTTTTTAGAATTTGATGAATTAGAAAAAGATGAATTGGAAGAAACCGAAGAGGACTTAGATTTTAACGAACTAGATATTGATGAATTGAATGTAGAGTTTTTAGTTGACGTTTTAGATATTATTGATTCTTCCGATTTATTTGATACCTTGGGCGAATTTAATATTAAGGGCGCAGCAAAAGGTTTTAATGATGAATCACAGTTTAATGTATTTTTAGAAGACGGCGCTTTGGTTCTATATAGAAATGTAAATGGTAAAATAAGAATTAAAATTGGAGCTGGTGGTAACTTTACAGTGGACTCC